AGAGATAAAAGAGTATTTAATCAAGATGGAATCTTTGAGATTTCTTATTTAGCAAACACAGATAGAGCTAAAGAGTTCAGAAGATTTATAAAAGCATTTTCAAAAGAAATGATAACAAGAATTAAAAGTAATCAAATAGCTTTAAACCAAGGAGTTCCAGCACTACAAACAAAGATAGAACCAAAAATAGATCAAATGCTGGAATTAGTAACTCAGAGAGATGATGAAATAGCAAACATATTTGAATTTTTTGAAAAAGCAAAAGAATATTTTGAAATGATTGGAGTGATGCAAAAAGATATAAAACTAATAAAGACTAAGATGGATGAAATTGTTGATGCTGTTAATGAACTAAGTGATGAAGTGTATGGAGATGAAGATGGAGGAAAACAATAAATTTTATTTTGATTTATTAAGTCTTGAATCAGAAATGAACTACAGAGACTATTCAATTTCAACTCGAAGAACATACAAAAGAATAGTAAAAGAATTTTTAGAATCAACTAATAAGGATGTGATAGATGTAAAGAAAGAAGATGTAACAAGATTTTTAGATAATAAATTAATGGAATTATCAGTAAATACTATACTTGTAGAACTTAATGCTTTGGAGTTTTTCTTTGAAGAAATATTAGGATTAGATATAACTGAAAATATTAGAAAGTATAAAAGAGTCTTTAAAAGAAAAGACTTTATAACAATAGAGCAGTTTAATATATTGGTAGCTTCAGTACCTGAAAGGGAAAGACTTATGTACTTAGTTCTTAAAGAATTAGGTTTATTTTTCAAAGAGATTGTAGAAATAAAAGTTGAAGACATTGACTATCCAGCTTCAACAATATTAGGAAGGAAAGTAAGCAAGGATCTAATAAAAAATCTATTGCAATATGCTGAAAAGCATGAGCTTGAAAATGAAATTTTTCCATTTGAGCTAACTACTTTATGGAAAAGTAATAAATTAAATACAAAGAAATATTTAGGAAGAGTATGTAGTCTTGATGATATGAAACATTCAATAGCTTTAGAGCTATATATAAAACCAGGAAAAGAAGAGGAGGCAGTTGAGTATTTAAGATTGAAAGATAGATACAGTTTAAGACAATATTATAAGAGAGTAGGTTACCAATATTTTAATTATTAAAAAAAGGACATCATGCTCGGCAAAGCTATGGTGTCCCAAATAAAAAAAACAACACTTTGATTATATCAAAAAGGAGAAGAAATGGAAAGAATAAATTTTTTAAAAGGAATGCTTGAACACTTAAGAAAGCATCCAAACACATATAAAAAGATGATTTTAAAGATAGAAAAGGAGCTTGAAAATGTGTATAGAACAGAAGGTAGAGCAATATAGAGAAAAATTAATTAGAATAACAGAAATAAAAAAGAATTTAATTGATGCTGAGATAAGTCTACAGAAAGTAATGCAAGAACTTAATCTTACACAATATGAATTCAAAAAGCTTTTAAATGGTGAATTAGAAGAAAGAGAAGCTGAGGTACTAGCATTATGTGATAAAGTTCCAGCTTATGTAAAGAATAGAGATAAAAGAGTAAAAACATTTCAAAAGTCACTGTTACAAAGAGATTTAACATTGAAAGATTTTTGTAAAAATGAAAGATTAGATGAAAAGAAGGTATATAGAGCATTAAGAGGGCTTAATGCAGAAAGAGATCTAGAGACTGAAAAGGGAATTGAAAGGGCTTTGAATGTAAGGATCTTTTAGAAAGGAGCTTTTATGACAAAAGAATACTTATTAGAAGATTTACAAAGACTCTTTGAAAAAACTAGAACTCAAGCTTTAAGATTTGCACAGCTACAAGGTTGGACTGTTGAAAAGAAAAAAATTGGGAAAGTTTATAAGAATGTTTATAAGGCTTCTGAAATTGATGCTTATATATCATCATTAGTAGAAGTTAAAGAAGAAAAAGAAAAGAAGGTAGCAACTAGAACTGTTGTAAAAAAAGAGGCAACAGCAATTGATGAACTCCCTAGTTGGAATCAACGAGTTGCAAATGCAAGATTTATCATTTGTATGAAGTTAGAAGAAAAATATGAGGAAGGTGGAGATAGTAAGGAAGAAATAATAAAAAAATTTGTAAATGATGTAAATAGAAATTATCCACAACAAATGGAAATTTTAAAGAAGTTGACAGTTCCTACACTTCGTAGGTGGTGGGGAATATATGTAAAAAATAAGCATAATCCTTTGGCTTTAGCTTCAGGGCATGGAACAACTAAAGGAATAAGAAGAGTAGAAAAAGAAGTTTTAGAATTTGCTAAGATGCTATATTTTAGCAAAAATAAACCAAAGATTTCTTTTGTTTTTGAAAGAGTTGTAGCAATGTTTGGAGTAAAAGCAATTAGTTATGGAACTCTAAGAAATTATCTTAATAAGGATATAAATCTTATTGAAAAAGATAAGGCAAGAATGGGGAACAAAGAGTTTAAAGACACTTACACACCATTTATCGAGAGAAGCTACGAAGACATCAAAGCTGGAGAAGTTTGGATGTCAGATGGACATGATTTGGAAATGATGTGTTATCAAGGTGATAAGAAAAAATCAAATGGTGATAGATACTTTGGGTCTCCAAAACTAATCGTTTGGATAGATGTAAAAAGTAGATTTATAGTTGGTTGGAGTTTAGCATGGAGTGAAACAACTGAAGCTATAGCTATAGCTTTAAAAAGAGGGATTGAAAAGTATGGAGTACCTCAGCATTTATACACTGACAACGGGAAGGCATATAAATCTAAAGTTTTGAAAGGAACTGATGAACTAGATGGGATATATGCAAGTTTAGGAATAAATGTAGATCATGCAAGAGCATACAATGCTCAAGCAAAGCACATAGAAAGATGGTTCGTTGATTTTAAAGAAAGCTTTACAAAGCAATTTGCAACTTATAAAGGTGGAAACATTATAGAAAGACCTGAGCATCTTAGAAGTTTTGCAATGCAAAAATTAGATAAAGGCGAAATTTTAGAACAATGGGAGCTTGAAGAGCTGATAGAAAAGTTTATAGAAACTAAAAATCATAATTATTATGCTTTAAGAAGAGCAGCAGGGCTAAAAGCTCACAGAGGTAGAGGAATGAATAATAGAACACCACTTGAAGTGTTCCAGGAAGAAAATCCACTTGCAAATAGAAAAATGCTATCAGATCAAGAGCTTAGATTACTGTTCTTATATGAAGAAATAAGAACTATAAAACAAAATGGTATTGAATTTATGGGAAATACTTATGTAAATGAATACCTATATTATCACCAAACTGAGAAATGTAAGATTAAGTACGATCCTCATGATTTAAGTTATATCTTTGTTTATCAGGAAACAGGGGAATTTTTATGTAAAGCTGAGCAATTAGGACTTGCTGGTTGGAAAGATGTTACTGCTATTAAAACACATAAGAAAAGACTTCAAAAAATTAGTAAGTTAAGTAAAGAGATTATGGGAATAAGAGAAGACATAAGAGATGATTTAGATTTAATTGATGCAACAATAGTTGAAGACACTAAGGCTATAGAAAACAAGAAAAAGAATGAAAAAGAAAGAATACTTATAGGCGAAGGAATATACTTAGAAGATTAGGAGGAATCATGGACGATTTAAGAACTAGATTAGAAATATTTTCAGAAGATAATAACATGAGCTTTACAAAAATAGCAAAAGCTATGGGTGTAGGAGCTAGTACATTAAGTGAATGGAGAAAAGGAACATACTCAGGAGATAATGAAGCATTTTCTGAAAAAGTAAGTGACTTTTTAGATAGACATAAAAGAAAAATAAAAAGAATAAATTTTTCAGTAAATACAGAAACTAAAAAGAGAGTTTTTCATGTGTTGAATACTATAAAGAAGTATGTATCTTCTAATATAACTGAAGGGATTATAGAAAGCTCTAAGATAGGTTATATATACGGAAGGGCAGGATTAGGAAAAACTCATGCTTTACAAGAATGGTTAAAAACTTATGGTGGTAGGGGAGTTTTAATAACAGCAGAAAATGGGATATCTAGTGTTGGACTTATAAAGAAAATAGCAAAAGAATTAAAACTTGATACAACAGGAAGTTCTGAAACTCTAAAAGACAGAATAAAAGATGCTATAAAACTAACAGAGACCATCATCATAATTGATGAAGGTGAACATTTAAAAGCAAATGTAATTGATATTGTAAGAAGCATAGCGGACCAGACAGGAGTTGGTGTAGTTATTGCAGGAACTGAAGTTTTAAAAAGTAAAATTTTATCAAGAAAAAAAGAATATGAATACTTATATTCAAGAGCTGTTGTAAATATTTCCTTAAAAGATTTAGCAATAGATGATGTTTCAAATATTGTAAAAGAATTTTTAAAAAATGAAATAGAACTATATAAAGAAACAGAGCTTCAAACATTAATCAGCTACATAAATATAGTTGTAAGAGGTTCAGCAAGAAACTTAGCAAATGTTTTGACTTCAAGTTATGAAATCGCTTTACAAAATAACTCATTGAAAATTGAAAAAAAATATATAGATGCTGCATTATCAACTCTAGCATTATAAGGAGGAACTATGAAAGACAAGGTATTAACAGAAGAAGCTAAAAAAATTTTAAAACAAGAATATGGAAAAGATGCTTTAAAAATTGATAAGGAATTAAATGAACTAGCTGCTCTTTCAGTAAAAAGAAAGAACTACATTCAAGCAGCTAACAAAGGAAATTCAAAAGCTAGGGAAAACTATGTAAAAATTACTGAAGAAATAAAAAAAATTGTAGTACAAATAAACAAAAAACTTTTAAAAAATTAGTGTTGATTTGAATTGTGTTAAATGGAATTAGCAAGGCAAGGGAGAGAATAATATGAGAAAAATACTAGCAATTGTTGTAGCTTCTATATTAATTGTTGCTAATAAACAAGGAGGTTCAAATGTGGAAGTTAGAAAAAGGTGATATTGTAAATTGTATTGTTGCTGAAACTGGAGAACTTACAGAAGGAAAGAAATATAAAATATTAAATGTAAATTCAAAAATTAGTCAAGTTGAAATTATCAATGATAAAAAAGAGAAAAAAAGTTATTTAAGTGTGAGATTTGACAAGGAGGAATTATGAGTACATGTGCTTTAATAGGATTGTCAATAGCTTTATTAATAGCTGGTTTTAACATAGGTTATGACTGTAGGCATAAAAAATTATTTTTTAATAGAAATAAAAAGTATAGATACTGGGTTAGCTGCTTCTATTCTGTAAATGGAGTTGGATCTGTTGGAGGTTGGGCATTTGATTTTGATTCAGAGATGAATAGCAGTCAATTAACAGTTTTTAAAGAAAAACAGATTAAAAACTTAAAAAATCAATTTAAAACAACAGATGTAGAATTTGAAATTATTGACTTTAAAAGATTAAAGGATTAAACATGAAATTTAAGGACTTATATATAATTGATGGAATAGTTTACTTATACAAATATAATAATGGAGTTTATGCAGTATTAGAAGATGTACTGACAGGCTATGAAGAGTTTGTAAGATTGGAGGAGTTAAAACAATATGAGTATAAAAATTTATTGTGAACATTGTGGAGCGGAGATAAAAGATGGAGAGAAATTTTATGAAGCTTGTCTTGGAGAGTTCTATTGCAAAGACTGTGTTAAAGAACAGACTTTAACTTATTTTACTGTTGATTCTGAACCTATAGGAACAAATGAAGACACAGGGATTTACTTTAATCATAAGCAATTAAAAGAAGAAATTGAGCAAAAAATTAAAGAGATCAATAAATGTATAGAGCTTTACAAAAATGATAAGACAAGAGGTGGACAATTTACATTTAATTTCTTTAAGGAAAGAAAAAGACTACTAGAAGAAAAACTACAAGAATTTAAATAGGTGGATATATTGACAGGTTATGAAATTTTAATTAATTTGGAAAATTTATGGAGGTTTGAATATTAAGACTAAAAAACAAATTTTAAATGAATTAGAAAGAGTAAATAAAGAAATTGAAAAAAATAAAGGATCTAGTTTTACATTATATCCTTTAATAAAGTATAAAGAAGCATTATTATGGGTTTTAGAAGACAAAAAAGAAGGAGGTAATTATGGACATTAAAAATCTAACACCTGAGGAAAAAGAGGTACTAAGAAAACAATTTTTAGAAGAAGAAAAAAGTAAAGAAGCTAAAAGAAAAGAAAAAATAGAAGCTTATAAAAAGCTTGTAGATGAAACAGTAATGAGTTCAATGAAGAAAGTGAAAGAAGTTTCAGCACAAATTGCAATGACTAAGAAAGAAGTATTTGATGACTTTAAAAGTATAACAGAATTAAAGGCTGAATTATATGGAGTAAATGATAAGCAACAGTCTCATACATTTACAAGTAGTGATGGAAAGTTCACTATAACACTAGGTCATAGAATGCTTGACAGTTTTGACGATACAGTTCATTCAGGAATAGAGAAGGTTAAAAGCTATATTTATAAATCTGTTCAGGATGAAAATAATCATTTACTTGAAATAGTAAACTTACTCTTAAAGAAAGATAAAAACGGCAACTTGAAGGCTTCAAGAGTTATGGAACTAGAAAAAATAGCTGGAAATATAGATGATGCTGAACTAACTGAAGGTGTTCAAATAATAAAAGAAGCTTGGAAACCTCAGAAGTCTAAGACATTTATTGAAGCATACTATAAAGATGAAAATGGGAACAAAGTCAATATTCCTCTTTCTATGACTACAGTAATGGAGGAGAAAAATGAAGGAAATAAAGAAACATCAAATTAAATATATTCATACTTTAAAGCATAAAGCAGGCTTAAAAGATGAAGATTATAGACTACTTTTAAAAAGTAAATTTAATAAAAATTCTAGTAAGGATCTCAGCTATAACCAAGCTGAGATTCTTATAAAAATCTTAGATAGATTAATTAATGACTATGCAACAGAAAAGCAAAAAAACAAGTTAAATTCACTATATAGTAAAGTTTATAAAGAAAAAGATAAAAAAGAATTTATTGAACATTATCTTAGAAAAGATAAAACAATGGATAATATGACAGTAAAAGAATGTAGTAAATTAATTTATGTTCTTGAAGAAATAGTTGAATGGCAAGAAAAAAAATTTGGAGGGAATAATGAATAAAAAAAATACTAAAAAATTTATAAAAAGAATGATAGATAATTATATAACAATTTTACCTTGTAAATTTACAGATATAAGTCAAGTACTGGAAGTAAAACATTTTAATTGTTGTAAATGTGGTTCAGAATTTGATGATATTAAAGAAATAGCTGATTGGGAGGAAGATTAATGAAAGAAATAAATATAACAAAACATGCTTTAATGAGATATGCTTCAAGAGTTCACAAAGTTAATATTGTAAGTGACAGAACTTGGGATATCTGGAAAAAAGCAAATGAAGAGAAAATTCAAGAATTAGAAACAAATTTAAAAATTGAACTAGGAAGACTTGAATATATCTGTACAGCTTCTTATGATAAACATAAAAAAGCTGAGTTTTATATAAATAAGGATAAAATGATGACTTATGTAATTGTTGAATCAAGTTTAGTCACTTGTTATCCTATAAATTATGAATTGGATGCTGAAGGAAACAAGGCTATTTTAAATATCTTACTAGAAAACTTAAAAAGAGCTAAAATTGCTGAGGATAATTTTGAAGATAATTACTTTAAAGAAAGAGATAATTTAAAACAAGAAAAAGAATTAATCCAAGCTGAGATAGAGTTTTTAAATTCTAAATTGAAAAAACTACAAGAAAAAAGAGCAGGAATTGAAAGTAGACAACTTGAAATAATTGGAGAACAACAAGAACTAAGAGATCTTATAAAAGTAGCTGAAGAAAAGATAGTGAGAAGTAAACTAGCTTTGTAAGGAATAAGAATGGAAAGTAAAGAAGTTTTAAAACTTATAAGAGAAGCAAAAAAGGGAAATAATGAAGCTATAGAAACATTAATTGAAAGGTACTTGAATACTGTTAGAAAGATTAATCATAAGTGGGGTAACACAGATGATGGATTTCAGGAAGGAATACTTGGAATCTATCAAGCAATTAAAACTTATGATGAAAATTACAATATTAAATTTATGACACATCTGTATTTTTATGTAGAAGCTAAAATAAGAAAATATATAGATAAAGAAAATTATAGGGTTTCATATAATGCTATAAGTGAAATCAAGAAAGGAAGGAGGGATAAAATACAATTTCAAACTTATGAAGGTTTAGAAATTGAGGATAAAAATATAAATAATGTAGATTTAGAAGAGAAAACATTTGTGGTAAAATTGCTGGATTGCTGCACAAAGCAAGAAAAATATGTTATTAAAAAGTTATACTTCGATGGTTATTCTGGCGAAGAAGTTGCGAAGCAACTAGAAGTTAGTAGACAAAGGGTGCATATAGTGAAGCATAGTGCACTAACAAAGATGAGGAAGGTACTAAATGGCAGAAACTAACATTGAAAGAAATGAGAAGTATATTTTAGAAGAAATAAAAAAGCATGAAGGCTGGTGTGAGGTGAAAATAAAAAATGGATACATTATAGAAGCAAATAAAAAAGTGCCAATAAAAATAGTAAAAAAAGAATAACTTAAAATACTTTGTAGCATTGAGCTCGGTATTTCAACAAGTTAAGTTGTTGGAATTACTGGGCTCTTTTTTATTTAAGGAGGAAAAAATGAAAATACAAAAGCCTTATAGATATTTTGGGAGTAAAGGTAGATTTTATAATGAAATAAAAGAAATATTTATACAAAGTAAGAAAAATACTTACATTGATTTATTTGCTGGTGGAATGGAAGTAGCAGTAAATCTCAAAGAAGACTTTAAAAATATTAAAGTAATAGCAAATGTAAAAGATGAGCATATTGAAAGTTTCTTGAAGTGCAATAAAATGACTATAAACAGATATAAAGAATTTGCTAGATTCTTATATAAAGATATAGAAAAAGTTTCAGTAAAAGACTTATATGTAGATAAAAAGCTATGGACAGAAGTTAAAAGAAAATATAAAAAGTTTAGAAAAGAAAATATTCTTAATTTTACAGATGATGAAATAAAAGTGGTTGAACTATTTGCAAGTTTAAATAATGGGGCTTCTTTATCTAATAGCTTTTATTCTTCAGCAAAAATAGAAAAAATGAAAATATACCAGGATAAATTAAAAAACATAGAAATAACACATAAATATTTTAATGAAAATTGGAGCTATAGAGATAGTTTCATACTACTAGATCCGCCTTACTTGTGTGGAACAGAAGTAGTAAAAAATAGTAAAAAAGGTTATAATTATAGTAATATCTGGACTGAAAAAGATGATGCCAGGCTTGTAGAATTTATAAGGAATAATCTAAAAAATCATAATGTATTTATGGTATTTGGAAGTCTTGAAAATAATCTTTCAAAGCTAATTCAAAAGGCTTTCAATCTAGATTTTGTAGTAAAGAAATATAAAAAATCAATTTTTGGAATTTCTTCAGATAGAGCTGAGTGGTATTGTATTATAAAATAAAATGTTTTGATAGTATTTTAGTTATATATTGAAACAAAAGGGCTATTATAGTATAATAAGAATTATAAAGAATTATTGGGGAGTGATTTTATGTTCGGAATATTTGGAGAAAAAGGAACATGTTCAATCTGTGGAAAAGAAAAAGCACATAAAAAGTTAAATGATGGATTTGTATGTGGTAAGTGTCTAGATTTATGTGGGAATAATAGAAATACCTTCAAAAAATTAGAGAATACAACAACAGCTGAAATTCTTGAAGAAATTGAAAAAGAAAAACAGGCAGACTTAGATATAGCAAATTTTGTTGGAACAAGAGGAGTTGGAAAACTGATAAAATTTGATGATAATGCTAAAAAGATACTATTTCCTAAAACATTATTAACAAAAGCTAGAATTTACAATTATTCTGACTTACTAGGATATGAAATTCTTGAAGATGGGAATACAGTAACAAAAGGTGGGCTTGGAAGTGCAGTAGTTGGAGGTGCTCTTTTTGGTGGTATAGGAGCAGTAGTTGGAGGACTTACTGGTGGAAAAAAATCAAAAGAAGTTGTTAGAAGTCTAAAAGTTAAAATTGTTTTAGATAATAAGATAGTTCCAGCGGAGTATATAGAATTATTGAAAACTGAGTTTAAAAAAGATGGGTTTGTATATAGAGGAGCAAAAAAGGAAGCTGAGGATATTGTTGCAATTTTAGCCTCTATTAGTGCTGAAAATGAAAAAAATAAAGAAAGTAATAATACTCCTATTGTAAATAATGATCCAATTACAGAAATAAAAAGATATAAAGAACTTTTAGATGGTGGAATCATTACACAAGAAGAGTTTGATAAGAAAAAACAAGAATTATTAAATTTATAATTATTAGATTTAAGGAGGGGAAAATGCCTAAGAAATACATAAGTGTAGCTCAAGCAGCAAAAAGATTAAAAGTTTCAGTTGGAACAATATATAATTATTGTAGAATTGGAACTTTGGGATATAGATGTATCCAAAATCAAAAAAAGAATACATGGCAAGTTGATTTAGAAAGTCTCGAACTGCTTGAAGAAAATAGCACATATAAAAGTACCCTTCAAGTAAAAAAAGATAATCAATATAGCCTATTTTAGAGAGTTTAAAAACTCTCTTTTTTTATAAAAAAAAAATTAAAAATATTTGAAAAAGTGGTTGACTTTTTCAAATAAAAGTAGTATAATGAATACATAAGGAGGTGAGAAAGTGAAGAGGATAAAAAAATCCCGCCTAACCAGACGGGAGAAGTTAGAAATGGTCAAATTGATATTAGAGCTTACGATTGCAGTCCTAACTCTAATAACAGTTATCCTGGAAATCTTAGGGCGTTAAGCCCTAAGGTCTCTGACCTTTCTAACTTCATTATATCCTTTTTAAAAAGCTATGTCAAATTTAACACTTTTATTGGCAACATTTGTAGCTCTTAATAGTAAGAGCTTAGCTGTAAAATTTATAATTTTTATGGCGGTTTTATTAAAAATTTTAAAAATAGCATAGGAGGAAAAAATGAAGTTTGAAGAAATGATTGGAAAGAAATGGTTAGAAGTAAAAGATGAAATGATAAGTTATATTATTGTAGATAAGGATAATATAGACAAAGAAACAGGAGCTTGTATTGTAGATTTTATTAATTGTGAATTTTTATCTGTCAATGGGACTTATAAAATAGAAAATGATGAAATTATAATAACAATAGCTGATGAAGCGACTATGTATAATAATGGAGCAAAATAAAGAAAGGGGTTTATCCCCTTTCTAAAAAAGGAGGGGATAAACTTATGATAAAAAATATAAGAGGAGGCAAAAGAGAAGGAGCAGGAAGAAAAGCACTAGGTAAAGATAAAAGAATATCAAGATCTATTACAATAAAAAAAGAACTTTTAGATGAAATTAAAATTAAATATAATCAAAAAACTTTATCTTATGTGATAGAGGATGCTTTGATTGAATACTTAAAAAAATAGTAATTTAAAAAAATATTTGTTAAGCACATCATAAATGGTGTGTTTTTTTTATTTTTACAATTTTTATAATCTTTGCAAATTTTGTAACATTTGCTGACTAAAGAAGTTATAAGGAATGTAGAAAGAAAAAATAAAAAGGAGTACTAAAAATGGCAAGAATAAAACCTCCATTCGCATATTTTGGGAGCAAAGGGAGATTCTATAAAGAAATTAAGGAAATTTTTGAAAAAAATTATAGAGTGAATTTTATTGATTTATTTGCTGGAGCTATGGAGATTCCATTAAGCTTTAAGAATGAGTTTGATAATTTAAAAGTTTTAGCTAACGCAAAAGATGAAAAGATTGAATGTTTTTTAAAAGAAAACGCTTTAGAAGTCTATAAAAAGGGGCTTGAATATATTAAGCATGATTTGAGAGAAAATGCTAGAGATTTATACAGTAATAACAAAGATAAATTTGAAGAGGAAAATAGAATATTTAAAAACATCTTTTCTGAATGCTGTCCATGCTGTGGGAAAAAATTAAAAAATAAAAAAAATCATGAAATTTTTAACGATAATGAAAAGATGGTTTTAAAGATTTTGATGGCTTTTGGAGGATGTAGTACAAGTTTATCAAATTCTTTTTACTCTCCTCAAAAACTAGAAACTTTAGAAATTTATCTAAAATCATTGAAAACAATTGAAATTACAAATAATTTATTCGATGAAAACATGGAATTTAAAGATAGCTTTATATTTTTAGATCCTCCATACATCCAAAAAATAAATAAAGAAGAAGAACAATTTATTGGATATAACTATGCTAGTGATAAAGGAATTCATTGGTCAGTAAAAGATGACAATAGATTGATTGAATTTATAAAAAGAAATCAAAATAAAAATAATGTGTTTCTTGTTTTTGGAAGTGTAAATAATAATTTATCAAGGTTATTAAAAAATAATTTTGAATGTGAATTTATTGTAAAGGAATATAAAAGGGTAACATTTGGAAAACTAGCAGAAAAAGCTGAGTATTTCTGCTTAATAAAATAAAAATATGGAGGTGTCTTTATGAAGTTAGAACTTGTACAAGCTAAAAGAATGTATGCAGATAATAAAAGTATTGATGAAATAGCTAGTGCTTTAAATAAGAGTAAAGGCACTGTTTACAGATGGATAAAAGAACATAAAGAAGAGTTTGAAGAAGCAAGAAAGTTAAAAGAATTATCAGTTGATGATATGGGTGAAATCTTAGATGAAGCACATAAGAAAATGCTTTTAAATATTATTGAAAATCCTGAAACATTAGTTGACCCAAAGGTTGCTGATTCACTTATTAAAATCGCAAATGTATTAGAAAAAATGGATAAAAGAAGAGAAAAAGAAAAGAAAGAAAAACAACAAACTGAGGAAGAAGAGAGAGGGGTGTTAATAGTTGATGACATCAAGGAAGAAGAGAAAACAACTTAAAATATCAGACTTATTAACCCCTAAATTTTATCCACTTTATTTAGCTTGGAAAAGTAATAAATACACTCGTTTAGTTTGCAAAGGTGGAAGGGGTTCAGCAAAATCAACTAATATTGCTTTGATTTTAGTTGTTGATTTAATGCAATATCCCGTCAACACTATTTGTTTTAGAAAAGTAGGGGAAACACTTAGAAAATCAGTATATGAACAAATAAAATGGGCTATTAAATTTTTAGGAGTAGAGGAATACTTTGAATATAAACTTAGTCCTCTCGAAATTATCTACAAAGAAAGAGGTAATAAATTTATATTTATGGGAGTAGATGACCCTCAAAAAAGTAAATCTATAAAAGAGGCTCAATTTCCTGTTGCTCGTTACTGGTTTGAAGAACTTGCAGAGTTTAAGAATGAAGATGAAGTTGAAACAGTTTTAAATTCAATATTTAGAGGTAAGTTAGAAAAAGGGCTTATATATAAAGGTTTCTTTTCATACAACCCCCCTAAAATGAAGCATAACTGGGTAAACAAAAAGTATAACTATTCTTTTATAGAAAATAATGTATTTGTACATCATTCAGTATACTTAGATAATCCTCATATATCTGAAGAGTTTATAAAAGAAGCTGAAGCAGTTAAAGCAAAAGATGAAACAAAGTATAAACTTGTGTATATGGGCGAACCGATAGGCAATGGACTTGTTCCATTTCCTAATTTAGAAATAAGAGAAATAGAAGCTTCAGAGATTGCAGGACTTGAAAAATTTAGAAATGGAGTTGACTGGGGTTATGGAGTTGATCCACTAGCTTTTGTAAGATGGGGATATGATAAAAAGAAAGGTATTATTTATGCACTAGATGAGTATTATGGAGTAGGTTTAAAAAATAGAAATCTAGCAAACTATATTCTTTCAAAAGGTTATGATGAGTTGGTTATGTGTGATAGTGCTGAGCCTAAATCTATAGATGAATTGAAGGAATATGATATAAGTGCATGGGGTGCAAAAAAAGGTGCTGGAAGTGTTGAATATGGTGAAAAATGGCTTTCTGATTTGGAAGCTATAGTGATAGATCCAAAAAGAACTCCAAACATATCAAGAGAATTTGAAATGATTGATTATGACACTGACCGTGAAGGGAATCCTTTACCTCGTTTGTGTGATTCAAACAATCATACGATAGATGCAACAAGATACGCATTTTCTAATGATATGAAAAAAGGGAAGTGGGTATATGAGTATTAGAGAATTTTTTAAAAATTGGTTTTTCAAGGATTGTTCTGTAATGACTGGAGATGGGAAGAATTTTGAATCATCTGAATATATGTCAACAATATGGGAACAGCCAGGCTTTATGCTGCCAATTAAAAAAAAGATTAAGGCTTGTCAAAATATAGAAATGGGCATTTATACAGGAAAAGAAGATGGCAAGAAAAAAGTTGATAACCATATTTTAAATAAAATTTTTAGAATGATTAATCCAAATACATCATTCCAGGACTTTATAGATTATTTAATAGTTTGGTTAGAAGGTTCAAATAATGGAGTTTTATTAGAGCTTATAAAAGGATTGCCCTCATTTGCTCCTGATTTATATATACACTCACCAAGTAATTTTACAGTGTATTTCGAAGGTAGAAGGATAAAAGAAATAAGAATACATAATCCAGCTAAAACAATAACTGGGGACGAATTAAAGAATTATATGTGGCTTAGTTCTCCAAACTATGACAACATAATAGATGGAGTTAGTGGAAATGGAATAGGTCAAGGAAGAAGCAAACAGAACGCATTAGCAATATTTGGAGCTTATTTATTCAAGGCTTGGAAATGGAACTGGAGCTTGGCAAATAATTTAGGAAAACCAGGGGGAATACTTCAAACAGAAGGTGCAGTAGATAAGGAAGATAGAGAAGAAATAAGGAGCAAATATTCAGCTCATTATGCAGGAGCTGAGAATGCTGGAAGTCCTTTGGTACTAGGTTCTGGATTAAAGTACCAAGATACTTCAAAAGCACCAATAGATGCTGACTGGAGTACAGCAGAACAAAAAGCACATGAAAGAGCTGCTATTGCTGCTGATGTTCCAGTTGAATTAGTTGGTGGAGGAGATTCAACTTATCAAAATAGAAAACAAGCTAAAAAAGAACTATATAGAGAAGCAGTAATTCCGTTTTTTAACAATTTAAAGAATTGGCTTAATTATTTATTAGCTGACTATCTGAAAAATGGAGAATATATAGACTATGATCTTTCTGGTGCTGATGAACTGAAAGATGATATAGGAGATATTATTCAAAAATTAGAACCTTTAAAAAATAGGGTAACAATAAATGAATATAGAAGAATTATATCATCACTTACAGATTTAAGCTTGGAACAATTAAAAGGTGGGGATGTCTTACTTGTTGGTGGTGGAGATATGACATTGGAAGAAATTACTGAACCAGCTACAACTGAAGGAGAAAAAGAAGAAGATGTATGAAAAGGGAAGTTCAAAAAATAAAAGCAATTAAAGCACTAGAAAGAAGACTCAGTACAAGGAATAAGAAAATTATAGAAAAAATATTCATTGAACTAAGAGATAAAGTAATTGCAGATAATTCAAAATCTTATGATGTAAAAATGATAATAAATATTGATTATGAATGGCTTTTGAAAAAGTTTAAAAGTGGACTTGAAGTAATTTATCTATATACATTCGAGGAGACTTTTAAGGGCTTTCAAAACATCTATAAAAAAGTAATAAAACCTAAAACCATAAAAGGTATTAGAGATTATTTTTTAAAAAATTGGAATATTAAAAATGCTGGAAAACAAGCAACTAAAATGACAGTAACAACAAAAAATATTTTAAATAAGATAATTACAACAGGACAAGAAGAAGGCTTGTCACATAATGACATGGTAAAAGAACTGGTAAAAAATATTAATGGAATGACAGAACAAAGAGCTAGCACAATAGCAAGAACTGAAACAAGTAAGAGCATTAATACAACAAGTTATGAAACCGCTAAGAATGTGATGAAAGAAAAATGCTGGATACATGTTGGTGGAAAAAAAACATACAGACCACACCATAAAGCTATAAGTAATAAATGGGTTGATATAGATTATAAATGGAAGTTAAAAGATGGTGTAGAAGCTGAGTATCCACACCAAGATAGTTTGCCAGTTTCTGAGGTTGTTAGATGTAGTTGTTTAATTATTTTTAGATAAAAGGAGTAGGTATGTCAAAGAAAAAGATAAAGAAAAGAATTAATTTTTCTGATGAAACATTAAATTTTACTTGTGAAATTGAAAAGTTTAAGGAAGAAGAAGGAACACCAGGAAGATTCACAGGAATACTTGTAAATATGCAAAATGATAGTCTTGCAAAAGGTATTTATAGATTTAAAAAGGGAAGTATGCAAGGGAATAATGGGAAGACTTTACTCCTTTTATACAATCATTATGGTGAATTATTGCCAGTTGGAAAGCTAGTAGGAGAAGAAACAGAAAAAGGTTTTGAAGTTGTGGGAGAGTTTCATTTATCAAAAGATGATAATGGAAATTATATAAATCCTGAAGCTGTAAAATTATATTCACTCATGAAAGAAATGAAGCTACCTTTTGAAATGTCAGTGGGTGGAAATATTGTAGATTATAAAGAATATAGTGAAAATGGTAAATATTATATAGATATAAATAAATTTGAAGCTCATGAAGGAAGTTTGACTCCTAAAGGTGCTGTAAAAGGAAGTAAAGTAACAAGAGTTTTTAATAAAGAAAATGGAGGAATAGGACAAATGGATAAGGAACAATTAAAATTATTGATGGCTGAATTATTAGCAAACTTTAAAACTGAATTATTAGAAGCAGGAACACCTGAAGAAATTAAAAATTTACCTATTAAATTCAATGAAATTAATTCAAAATTTGAAGAAATAAAAACTGAATTAAATGGTGAATTCAAAGCAGAAATTGAAAAACAAATGAATGAATTCAATGAAGTCATAAAAAGTTTAAGAGCTGATTTTAAGCCGACAAAAAAAGAAGTGACAGTTGCTGAACAATTTAGTGCAATGATTCAAGAAGTAGAAAAGAATGGAAAAGCAGTAGAAACTGTTTTTAATTCAGAGAGTGAAATAAAATTTGCAGCAGATCCAGCTACTACAAGTAACTCGGAACATACTATTAAAACACAATATGTAAATACATTACTTGAAAGATTAGTTGCACAAAATTCAGCACTTGGAGATATAAAGTTTATTCCGATAGTAGATGGAAGCCTTACAATTCCGAGAGAAGTTGCTGGACTACCTGAAGTTGGATGGATAGGAGAAGAAGGGAACAGGGAAGAGACTTCTGCTCCAAAAACAGATCATGTAGTTATTACATTACATTCATTATATGCAATGCCAAAAGTAACTAATAAGCTATTAGCTACTAATTTTGTGGGGTATGCTAACTTCTTAGTTAAAAGAGTTGAATATGCTTTATCTTTAAAATTAGCAGATGCTTTATTTTATGGAACAGGGACAAATATGCCTACTGGAATTTTACAAGACAGCAGTGTAACACAAGAAGTTGAAATTGATTCAACTGACGACACTACATTTGTAGATTCTTTAATAGATGCTTACTATGCTTTAGATGAAGATGTAGCAAGAAATGCTAAATGGTATATGACTTCTGAAACTTGGGCAGCTATTGCAAAATTGAAAAATAAGCAAAAAGATTTCTATATAACTGACTTAAATAATGGAAATACAAGAACTTTAATGACTAGACCTGTTATTCTAATCACTTCAAAAAATGCAGGATTAAAATCAATAGCTACAGCAACAGCTAACGAAATGATTGGAGTTTTTGCAGATTTAAGTACAGCAGTATTAGGGATTCAAAATAATGCTATGACAATGAGATTAGAGGATAAAGTGACTTCTAAAGGATATACCAAATACTATATGGAAAAAGGGGTAGGTTTAGGGGTTCAATTACCTGAAAACATTTTAAAATTAAAGAAAAAAGCATAATTTAAGAGGGTTTATTCCCTCTTAAAGTTCTAGCAAGGAGAAAAAATGAGTATTAAATATGATTTAGAAATTGCTAAAATGCTCACAAACATTGAAGATGAAAAGCTTCTAAATTTTTATATCAATGCAACAATAAAAAAAATAGAAGTAATTTTAGGTTATGAGCTTGTAAAAGGGCAAATAACAAGTTTAGTTAGTGGACTTAATAAAAAGTATGTATTCTTACCTAGAAAGAAAATTGAAAGGGTATTGAACGCTAAAAGTGGATGTAAAAAGCTCCCTTTTAGTTTTGTAAATAGAAAAGTAATATTTGATGAAATTATAACAACAGATTCTTATGTGGAAATAGAATATATAGCGGGCTATGATGAATTACCTGAAAATCTATTAATGTTCATCTGCTCAACCATAAAGGAAGAACTTTCTAATGCTGAAGGATTAAAGAGCTATGGGATAAGAGGGATAAATTATACTTTTTTAAATAAAATAGAACAATCTGACAACTTTATAAGAGGAGTAAGGGACTTATTTGGAGTTATAGAAATATGACAATTGTAGAAATTTGCCAAGAAATGGGATATTTAAGTAAACATACTGTAGAAATTGGAATATTAGCTATTGATAAAAGCTTAACAGGAGAAGATGGAAAAACAAGTATACTTGAATATGCAATATATAATGAGTTTGGAACTTCTAGCATACCTGCTCGTCCATTCATGAGAAATGCTCTGGATAGTAATAAAGAATATATAGGCAACTTAATAAAAATAGCTGTGGCTGATGTTGCAAAAGGAAGTATAAAAGGGAAACCCGCACTTATGAGAGTAGGAGAAACTATAAGAGGTTTAGTAATTCAAAGTATTGCTACAGCTCAGACTTGGGCAACTCCAAATAATCCAAAAACTTTAAAAATAAAAACTAAAAATGGACAGGCTAATAATACAAAACCACTTATAGACAATAGATTTTTAATAAAATCAATTCGGTATCAAATAGTAAATGAAAATGGAACTATAGAATATTTATCAGATTTTAAGGATGTATAAAATGGATAATGTTATTTTATTAAGCAAGCACAAAACAAATATAAAAATTATTTCAAGTGTTGAAGGAAGATGGGAAAAAGGAAAATATATAGCTAATGAAGAGAAAGAAAAGATTATAAAAGGGGTATATATACCTGTTTCATCTGATACTTTGAAATATTATCCTCAAGGTGAAATTACTTTAAAAGATATGGAATTATTTACAAAAGAGAAACTAAAAGAAGGGGATATTGCTATTTTAAGAGATGAAAAATTTAAGATAATTGAAATAACTGACTTTGATTATCTAGCTGATATAAAAAGCTATATTTTAAAGAGGAGTACAAAAGATGATTAAAATTATAATTGAATTACTCAATAAAATGGGTAACATTCAAATTATACCAGCTTTTACTGCTACAAAGCCTCCTAAAAAGCCTTATGCTACTTACCAAGTACTAAATATAAATAGTGCTGATTTTAGAGGATACACAGAAAGAGAATACATAAAAAAAGATGAAAAATATCTTGAAACAACTGAGTATAGAATAATGGCAAGACTTCAATTTGACATATATTCTGAAACTCAAGAAGAAACATTAGAAAATGCAATTGAACTGAGAGAATTAATCCTTTTCAATGCAAGAAGAGAGATAAATAGATTAGATGCTGGAGTAGTAAAAAGTAGTGAAATAAAATCATTAAATGAATTAATTAATTCAGAGTATGAGTATCGTTGTACTTTTGATATAGTTTTTGAATATATGAAAGTAACAAAAGAAAGAGAACTTGAATTAATAAAAGAAATAGAATTATTGGTAAATAATAAAAATAAAAGTCGAATAGCAAGGAGGAAAGAATAATGGGAGTATATAGAGAACCGATAAAAGTAGTATTAGAACAAGAATTGAATTTGACAATTGCTTCATTAAATAAAACTCTTATAGTTACAAATGATAAGAATGCAGATTTTAAATATTATATGAACTCAAAAGATGTTGCTAATGATTTTGGGAATAATTCAAAAGTATATAAATTAGTGGAGAAGTTTCTAGGACAAAGAGATGGAGATGGTAATATTTTAAAACCTGATTTCTTTGGAGTTGTTGGAATTACTGCGAGCGGGCAAGAAAAGATAGAAGATAAGTTGAAAGAAGTACTAAATGAAAATTTAGATAAAGAATGGTACGCTCTTATAACAACATTTGATAGTGTTGAAACAATGAAAGCTGTAAATTCTTTTTTAACTGAAAATAGAAGAATCTATATAACAGAAGTTAAAGCTTATCCATTAGCTGATACATTAAAGTCTGATAGAATTGCACCTATTTGGAATTTAAAAATGGATGAAGCGGATAGGGAGTATAAAGCAGCTGCTTATGCAGGAGTAGTTATAACAAAAGGTGCAGGATACAGAAGCTCAATGATAGAACTACAAGGAGTAACAGCTGACACTGAATTAGCTAAGAAACCTGAACTTACAAAAAATAATATTACATTTGTAGAGAAAAGAACATCAGAAGGTTATATAACTGCTAATGGTGGAAAATCAACAGATGGAACTTATTTAGATGAAACTACTGCAATAGACTGTATTATTGTAAATCTTAATGAAAATTTAGAAAAAGCAATGATTAAAAAAGGATTCCCGCAAGATGAAGAAGGGTATGCTTTTATAGAGGAAACATTAACTGATACTATGGAAGAAATGGGAGCTAATAAGTTACTTGCAAAGTTAAATGGGAAATATCAATATGTAGTTTATCCAGTTAATCAAACTGCAACAGAAAGAGGGCTTAGAATTATAAGACCAAGAGTACTTTTTAGAATTAGAAACTGGGGATATTATATGGATTTAACATTAGTAAAAACTAATAAAGATATTGGAGGGAATAAATAATGGTTGATTTAAGTAAAAAAACTTTTATTTTCAATGGCTATACTTTTAAAGAATGGAGAAGTTTGAGTGTTGGAGCACCTGAGGATCCATATAAACAATCTGATAAAAGTATTTATGGGGAAAGAAGAATAATATACTCACCTGACTCAAATATAGAAATAACTATAACTGTACCAACTGGAACAGAAGATGAAAAAATACTTTTAAATGCTTCTGAGAACGTAATAACAGGCTCAGGATATTTCAAAGATAGTTCTAATCCAAAATATAGTAGAGGAGTAAGTATAAAAGAAATCGGTGTTAATAAAGGCGAATTACCTAATGATGGAGAATCTGATTCAAGAGAATTTAAACTTGTATGTGTAGGTGTTAAGGAGGCAATGAACTAATGGAAAATAAAGTAAATAAAACAGAGCAACAAGAATTAAAAAATAAAGAATTTCTAAAAAAAATAGAGGATAAGAATATATCAAATATAACTTTTAAAGCTGAGGGTTTAGGAGCTTTAGAATTTAATTTGATGATGACAGGAAAAGATTTTAAAACAATAGAGAGACCTTTTAGAATCGAAAGAGTTTCAACAGATACATTTTTTAAGCTTTCATCTGAAAAAGATGAATTAGCCATAGGTAAGAAATTATTGAATACTTTTATAGCTCAGCCTGCGGAAGCTAGAGACATAGAATTTTTTAATATGGATCAAGAAGCTTTAGAAACTATTACAGTGATTATAACTGAATTTCAACAAACTCCCTTTTTATTCATTAAAAACTTTGGAGAAAATAAGGAAGATTAAGCAAGGAAGATTTGATGTTTGTTTTGAATCTAAGATTCCATACTATAAAAAGCCTGTTGAAGATCTATGTTACGAAGAATATATGCTTTTACAATTAGCTTGGGCTGATTATGCAAAAAGAAAAAATAAAAATTAGAAAGGAGGGTTAGCAATGTTAGAACAGTTATCATTGGTTTTTAAAGTTGTAGGTAATGGACAAGTTACTTTAAATCAAATTAGTTCTCAAATTGGAAATTTAAAGAATAATATGTCAAATTTTAAAAATAGTATTAGTTCAACATTTGGGAATCTAAAAAGCACTATTGGTTCAGTAAAACAAAGTTTAGTTGCTTTTAAAAATAAGATTAGTACAACTTTTAATGCCTTGAAAGCTAAAATAACAGCTAACTTTCCTGCTATTGGGAAAATAAGAAATGGTTTTATTTCACTTCGGAGAAGTTTAGGAAATTTTGGGAACTATGCCCAGCAACAATTTCAAAAAAGTAAAGAAAAAGCAAGTACACTTCTAAGTGTCTTAAAAAGAATAGCTACAGCATTAGCAGCAGGTTTTACAATAAAAACCGCTATTGATGGTGCTGGAAATATTGAACAGTATAGAAATACACTTGAAACTGTATTGAAAGATTCTGATATGGCAAGAAGAAAACTAGCATGGGCTAGCAGATTTGCTAATAGAACTCCATTTGAAACAGATGAAGTCCTTTCTGGGATGACGAAATTACAGTCTTATGGAATTGAAGGAGATAGAGTTTTAAAAACAACTAACAGAACATATCTCGAAATGATTGGAGACATGGCTTCAGGAATGGGTAAAAGTTTTGACCAAGCAATTGAAGCTATTGCTGATGCAAGAACTGGAGAACTTGAAAGATTAAAAGAATTCGGAATTACTAAGAATATGATCGCTGAGTTTGGTAAAAGTAAAGGCTTAGAGATTTTTAATAATAAAGGGCAAATTAATGACTTGGAGTTATTTAATAAGACTTTATTTGAAATGATGGACTCTCGTTTTGGTGGAGCTATGGAAAAGCAAGCTAAAACATTTAAGGGAGGATTATCAACTATATCAGGAGCTACAAAATCAGCATTAGCAACATTGGCAGGAGTAAATGAATTTGGAGATATAGTTGAAAACTCTCCATTTCAAATTCTTAGAGATAGAGTTATCATACCATTGGCGAATACCCTAGTAAAATTTCAAGAAGATGGGACATTTACTAGATGGGCAGAAAATTTATCTAGTATCTTTGGTGAACTAATTTCATGGGGAGAAAAAATAATAAATTTTATTGTTAAGTGGAAAGAAATTTTAATTCCATTAGCAAGTGCAATAGCTGGTCTTTTTGTGATTAATAAGGTGATAGTTTTAATAGGAGCTTTAAAAACTGCATTAGCAGCTCTTTCTTTTAATCCAATTATGCTTGCAATTGGAGCTGTAATAGCCATAGGTGTTTTATTATATAGAAACTGGGATCTTGTAAAAGAAAAATTAATTTCACTTTGGGATAAGATAAAAGGTTTTGTCAAAGTATTTTTATTTTTCTCAGGGATAGGTTTAATAATAAAACTAGGACAACTTTTAATAGAAAATTGGGAAAAAATTAAGGCTAAATTATCTTCATTATGGGATAAAATTAAAGCTTTTGCTAAAGTATTATGGGATATTGGTAAAAAAATATTTATGTGGCTTAGTCCAATAGGTTTAATTATTACTATTGGAAAACTGATAATAGAAAACTGGGATCTTATAAAAGCAAAATTTGCTGAATTAGGAAGTTATTTATATAACAAAATAATTGATATAGGTAATTTTTTTATAGGACTAAAAGACAAAGTAGTTGATGTATTTTTTAACTTAATAGATAAATTAAAAGAAGTGTGGGAGACAATGAAGTCAACTGCAGCATCAGCTTTTGATTTTATTTTAGATTATGTTGCTAAAATTTGGGAAAGCATCAAAGGTTTTTTCTCGGGTTTAGGTGAAAAAATAAAATCATTACCAGGAATATCTTGGTTTTTTAGTGATAGTGAGAAAAAAAATACAAATAGCCCTATGATAGATGGGACTCATAAAACAGGACTTGACTATGTCCCTTTTGATGGCTATATCGCTGAACTTCACAGAGGTGAAAGAGTTCTAACGGCTGAAGAAAATAATGCATATTCAAGTGCTGAAAGTAATGAGTTTTCTAATACAAGTAATTCAGTAAATACAAAAAATTCTAATAAGTCTGATAAAAAAATCATATTAAATCTTACTGTAAATATGTCTGGAACAAAAGAAATGGATTGGAATAGAATTGGAGAAATGATAGTAGAAAAATTAGAGGATTTGATGTTACAAAATGAAATAGCTAAAGGGGAAATATAGATGTTTTCAATCACAAATATTATGAGTAAAGTAAGTAGTTTTCTAAACAATGTAAATTCAATTTCTAATAGAATTGATAATTATCTAAGAAAAACTCCACCAATTTTATTGGGAAATATAAAACTTCAATTAGTTTCTGGAATATCTGAAAGCTATTCTAATGATGTTCCAACAATTCCAATTGATGATGGAACTCAAATAGCTGATAACATAACACAAAATCCGTTAGAGTTATCATTTAAAGTTCAAATTGTAGGTTCTAATCACAAAGAAATTTTTGAAAAAGTTCTTGAACTTAGAAATAAAAGAGAACTTGTGGACTTGTATATGATTAAGTTATATAAGAATATGGCTATAACAAATATAGAAAATACTATAACTTCATTATATTATACAGAATTTACTATTTCATTGGTAGAAGTAAAGATTGCTCATGTTTCTATGATTCCTTCCCCTAGTCCAAAAGCTAAAGCAAGTGTTAGAAATACAACAAAAATAAAAACAACAGCAAAAGCTAAAAAAAATACAAAAACTATTACAAAAGCTGTTACTAAAAATAAAAGCTCAGGAGTAAAGGATTGGGAAGGAGATTTACAAAGTGAGCATATAAAACTGCCATAGATAATAGGAGCATAGAAATGAAAATAAATATAATGAAAGAATCTATTCCATATATAACTGATGTAACTATTGCAGGGACAACCTTTCAATTTGAATTTACATATAATTCTTATGATAAAAGAGTGTACATAACACTTTATGATATTGATGATAATTTAATATATCCAAATGAGCCAATTCTATTCGGGATCCCACTATGGTTCAATAAATTAGTTGATGAAAAAGGAAATTTTAATAAAAAATATCCACAAAAATATATTATCCCTAATACTTTAGATAGAAAAGCAATAAAAATTGATTATGAAAATATTGATAAAATTGAACTTTTAGTGGAGGAATAATGGATTTTATAGCAAATAGACCTATTTTTCCTAGAAATTCTTATCTTATTATAAATGGTGTGAAATTAGATGATCATAATAATGATGGTTTAAAATTTGATGTTGATGTAAAAACAGGAGAAGAAGGAAAAGTAGGGGTAGGAACATTCAAAATATATAATTTAAGTCAAGATATAGAATTAGGAAGCGAGGTAGAACTTTGGTTTGGTTATGCTGAAGATATTGGCTATTATTCAAAATATGAAGTTATAAAAAAGAAAAGAATAAAAGAAAGCTCTTCATTTATTCAAGAGTTGACTTGTTCAGAGAGAACTAAAAATAGTAGTAAGATAGTTTCAATTAGTTTAGATGGGAATACTAGGATATCTGAAGCAATAAAAGAAGTTACTAAAGAAATGGGAATAAATCTTATTTCTATGGAACTTAACAAAGATAAAATTTACACTAATGGCTTTACTTGTTACAATCAAGGATTTCAGGAGTTAAGAGAATTAGTTCAAGACTCAGAGAGCAAAATGACTTTAAAAGGTGATGATCTTTATATCTATACAGATAAACAAAAAGATCAAGCAATTTATTTAAGCTTTGAAAGTGGGTTGATTCATAATCCTGAAGCTGTTGAACAGCAAGAAAAAGAAGTGAAAGTAAATAAAAAATCTGATAATAAAAAAGCAAAGAGTAAAAAAGATGAAAAATGGGAAAATGAGCAAAAAAAGAAAACTATAAAAGAGAGTAATAAATATGACTATACTATTGAATGTTTCCCAATTCACTACATAAAAAAAGGAGATGTAATATACGTTGAAAGTGATGATGTAAGTGGATTTATGCAAGTGGAAGAGGTAAGTATTAGTCTAAGTGATAGCTGGAATATGAAATTAGGAGTTAAAGTGATGAAAGATGATGGAAAACATAAGGATAATTCTAGTAAAAATACAAAAAATAAGAAAGGGTAGATTTGTAGATGCTGAGCCTTTGTTTAGTCCAAATGGTGTTGCTCTACCTGTACTTCGTAATGTTCCAGTTGCCTTGTTTGGAGATGGTAAAGACCACATTGATTGGAATATCAAAGAAGGGGATATAATGCCATACTTTGTATTAACTTTTGATATTTCCTCATATATAAGTCAAGGCTCTCATGATGTTATGGATTCAAACAGAAGAAATAACTTAAACAATGGTTTTATTTTACCTTTCACAATTCCAAATGCTACAGAAAGTTTGGAATTTCCTTCGGATATTAGAATTATTGGAGATAGATTAGAAGAAGGGAACATTGATTTGAAAGGAGATTCTAAGCAAGAAGGTAATGTTGAGATAAATGGGAATACTACTCAGAAAGGAAATACAACACAAACTGGGAACATATCTACAAAAGGTTCTGTTGCAGCATCTGAAGATGTTACTGCTGGAGATAAGAGTTTGAAAAAACATAAACATTTAGGAGTAGCAAAAGGAACTGAAATAAGTGGAGGAGTAGCATAATGGAAGCTATAAAAATGGATGATGGAGATATTAAATTTTCAACTATTTCAGGAATAGATGAGTTCTGGCAGAGAGTAGTAAATTCTTTAAAAATATATTCAATTGAGTGCTTTTATGATGAAAATTTAGGGCTTGATATAAGAATAATAAATGAACAGGATGTAGCTGAATATAAACTTGAACATATTTGTAGAAAGTTACAAGAATGGTATAGGACCGAAATAGAAACAGTTAGTTATCAAATAATTTCTGAAGCAGAAAGAACTTTAAAGGCAAAAATATATATAACACATAAGAAACATAATAATATAGAGAAAGAGGTGATAATCAGTGGATAAATTTGAAACAAAAGGCTTTCAAGGACTTATGGGATTAGCACAAAAAGAAGCACAAAAAAAAGAAAATTTTGGAAGTGATTTCAATGTTGAGCCAACTGGAGATTACTATAAATTAGTAGCACCTTTCATATATCTTTGTTCTTATTTGGAAGATAAAGCAATTTCAATAGCAAGGGGTTTAAATATATACAATGCACAAAATGAGGAATTAGACAATTTGTTATATTTTTTTCCTAGAAGATTTGGAACAAAAGCTCAAGTACATTGTAAAGTTACAGCAACTAATTTTGTAGATGTGTTACAAGGAGACATTATCATACAAGCTGAAAATGGAGTGAAATATGAAAATATAGAAAGATTTGAAGTAGACTCTTCAAAGACTAAAACAATACTATTTCAAAGTCTATTCGTGGGAGAGGAAGGAAACATCCAAATTAATAAAATTGAAAAAGTTATAAAAGCTCCAGCATCAATAGTTGATGTACAAAATGTTGAAATTGGAGAAGGTGGGCTTTCTTCTGAAACTGATTATGAGTATTTAAAAAGATATTTAGCTGGTAATAGCAAAGGTGAATGGAGTTTATTACCTATTTTAAATGCTATAAGAAAATTACCTGGCGTAAAAAGTGCTAATGGGATAAGAAACAATACAATGAATATAGACAGCTTTGGACTTTCTCCAAAAAGCATTTGGATAGTTGTAGATGGAGGAATAAAAGAAGAAATAGCACATGCTATTTATATGCACATTCATACTCCAGATACTAAAGGAAATGTTGAGGTAAATGTTCCAACATCTGTACCTGATCATTTTGAAACTATAAGATTTGATAGACCTGCTCAAGCAGAAATTGAATATAAATTGGATATAAAAAGTGCTGATGAATTGAAAATCAAAAATTTAATTGATGAGTATATTAATGAAGCTGGAATAGGTACTTTACTATCAAATGGAACATTCTTATATGAATATCTTTATAATAAAAACTATAAATATACAGATTTTGACTTAAAGTTTAGAAAAAAAAATACTCTTATTTGGAGTAATTCAATTCAATTAAACTTTAATGAAATACCAAAAAGTGCTGGGAGAATATCATGATTGATGAAGTTATAAAGGGTTTACCTTTGCATTTTCAAAAAGAAAATACAATTAAATTATACAAAACTTTGAAGCCTGTTATTGAATATATAGATAGCTTAATAGAAAATTTAAAAAATCAAACATCATTATTAAAATGTTCAGGGATATTCTTAGATTTTATGGGTGAAAGATACGATGAAAAAAGAAGTGGTCGAGATGATGAGACTTATAGACAAGCATTAATTATAAAAAAAATGGCACTTGATGGATTACCTAATACAGAATTTTTGCTCTCACTTACTAGGGAACTTACTAATAAAGAAATTACAAAATTAAAGACAAGACCTCTTGAAGAGGTAGCTAGCCAACTATTTAAAGTAAATATGATTGATGATTTAAAAGTTATTAATAAAATGCCTGACTTAAATAAAGTATGTGAGGCTGGGGCAAGGATGTATTGGGAACTTGAAATAATCAATAATAAAAGTAATAAATATTACTCCTCAATAGTTGAGAATATGAAAAAAATAGAAATAAAAGCTGATTTTAAACTAGATCAAACAATGAGAATAAATTCAAAGTTAAATACTGCTCAAGGGATAGGATTTACTAAAATAATCAAGATAGGAGGAACTAAATAATGAGTTATTTTGAAGGCTTAAAGCTAACAAAAAAAGGTGAACAACTTCAAGCTAAGATAAATGGAAATTTATCCGAAACTCTAACTTTTACAAAAGCAAAGTTAGGAAGTGGTTCAATAACTTCAAATGATGAGATTAGATTCTTAACAGATGTAAAAGAAGTATGGGGGACAGCTAATGTAACTAGTTGTAAGATACAGGGAGATGAAAAAAATATAGTAGCTATAGAACTTCAATTTTTTAATGCTGAGCTAAGAGAAGATAAAATCTTCAGAGAAATTGGACTTTATGCACAAGGAAATGAAGGTGAAGAAATTCTTTATGCCTATGCTAATGCTGGAGATAAATATGATTATATTCCATTAATGAAAGATAGTCCACATTCTTTTATAATAGTAATTTATTTTAATATAACAAGTGGTTCAAAAGTTGATGCCAAGATTGATTTACATAGTTATGTGTCACTTCAAGAGTTTAATGAAGGAATGAATAAAAAAGTAAATAAAACAGACTATGCTTCAGCCGAGCAGTATGGAATAGTTAAGTATGGAGCTGAAGAAGGGACAGTACTAGAAGGAAATAAGTTTACTCAGATGATGGGAAAAGATTATGGTGGGATATTAAATGAACCAGGAACAAAAGAAGTAGGAAAAACTTACTTTGATAAAAATACAAAAAAATTATACCTATGTAAGAATACAAATACGGATATTTCGGCAAATATAAATAATTATATAGCTATGGACAGTCATTCAATTCTTGAGAGATTGGAAAAT